CTGATATAACGCCAGAACAACTTGTACCAGACCCTGCGCTTACATTACCTGCAGAAGAACCTGAAGTTGCTATCTGGGTAACTGTCTGGAAGAAACTACTACCCGTAGCTGTACCTGTATCAGCGCCTGTTATAACTTCAGTTATAGCAGTTCCGCTTTCATCTGTACCAGTAACGGTAAAAGTAATCCCAGAGTCATCTCCTGCAGATAAAATGGTGACGTTTCTGGGACAATCCATCGTAACAGACCCCCCGGAAGCTAACGCGCCACCAATGGTTAAATTAGCAGCGCCACTAATACTAGCAGCAGTCGAAATACCATCTGGATCTGCGGCAGCAGCAGTTATAAAACTGGATGTTACATCACTACCTGAACCTGAAAGGGCCATAGTAATCTACCTCCCTGTTATTATCGTTCAACTGCTGCAAAAATGTAGTCAATTGTCATTGTCTTTGCTGCCGCTGCTCCATTTTGGATACCAAAACTGATAGTAAGTTCTTCGTCATCAGGAGCATTTGTTAACGTGGTTTCCGTTGCAACTTTTGAATCATCTATAAAGATCTCAAAAGCACCTCCGCCAGAACTTCCACCAGTTGGGTTGTAATGGAAAGATGCAGTCAAAAACGTATCGTCAGATACAGTAGCAACTGAACTATTGGTTGTCGCAGAATTATCCTTTTCAATAAGGAAATCCATAGTGGCAGCACCATCTGATTTGATAAAGAATAATCCGTCTGTTGTGTCAAGAGGCGAAGTATCAGTAATACCAAGACCCATAACAAAATCAGATTGAGTAGCGTCACTAACCTTAAATCGTGCTTTAAAGAACATGTTCTTGGTTGAAACGTATTTGAAAGCTTCCCCTTTCAGTTGGAGAAAGTCCAGATCGTTATCAGCGTCATCGTTAGTGATTAAAAGCCAACCGCCAGCACCGCTTGTAAGTGCTTCACTAGCGTCACCGCTTCCAGCTTCAGTTGTGGTGATTGTCCACTCATCAGCGTGATAAGTAAGAAAATCATTAAAATAAGTTGTGTACTTAGTAGGATCTAAGTATGGCAATTCAAATAAAGGGTTTCCGGGTACCTGGTTAGAGACACCAGTTCTAAAATGTGTAGGCATAACAGTTCCTCCTAGAACCAACGCAATGCGTCATTATTATACACGATAAAAAAAGAAAGGTGGCCAAAATGACCACCTTTCCGGTTTCACATGAAACCTATTAAGCTCCTTGAGATCCGAAGACACATCGAGGATTGCTCCATCCGAATGAGTAACGCTCTCTAGCTTTGTAGCGAACATTACCTGTATCGAAGTCACCTTCCATAGAAGTGCTAATCGGGGTTCTTTCAAAGTGCTTAAACCCATCAGGGCAGTCTGTCTTGACAAACCATGCATCAGTATCTGTCAGGAAATGGTTGACTGAATAGCCTTCTGGCAATAGTCCCATATTCCTGATTGCGTTGATGTCGTTGTCTGCAGTTCCTACTCTTCCAGGAGTTTCAAGCAGTCTATCAGCAACAAACTGAAGTTGAGGAGGAACAATCAGTTTCATTCCTCTTAAAGCCAGAATCATATTTCTGTCATCAACAAAAGTTGAGATGCTGATTAAAGCATTTTCCAATGAAGTTTCATTAAGGTCTGACATTGTCGTTTGACGATTTGCCAGTGATCCTCCATCAGCCAATGTGTGTGCAGTATTAATCAAGGAAACACCGTCACCGCCTGTATAACTGCTGCTGAATGCATTGTTCAGAACATTTGCAGCTTTTACCTGCTTGGTGTGTGCCATGCTTCTTGCAAGAGCTTTTGTATAACGAGCGCCAAGGCGGTCATACAAATTATCTTCTACTGCTTCTTCAGTCAAAGCAAAAGCAAGGGCTACTGTTTCGTGAGTATAACGAGCAGTAAATCCTTCACTTGCGCTATCGTACTGAACACCTTGTCCTTCCGTTTTAGCAGAAGCATTGCCAAAACCTACGATGAGTACTTCTTCTTCAAACGCTCTGTCTGAAGATTCCGTGTCAAAGATTTCAGCATGTTCGTTTTCGTAACGATCATACTCCATGCCAAATAAAGCGTTAAGACCAGGCTCTAGTTCTTTCGCTAGTTGTGCGCGTGAAATTGCCATTTATCGAGCCCTCCTTATGCTAGGCCAACTTGCTTCTGACCAAACAGATGATTCTGTATGGTAACAAGCACGTTGGTATTGGCTGTACTTACATCTGAATTTTCCGGGTCTTCCGAAATATCCAGGGCTTTCATTGGCAATGTTGCTGTTGTCGCACCAGTTGTAACGTCTAACTCTACATACGAAATACCGCTGTCAGAGCTACCCGTTCCAGTGTTATCAACAATATCAAAATTGCCCAACAAGTCAGCAACAGGGAAAGCAGCATCAGCTTGAATCTCGAACACATCCATAGGACTGTCGTAGAGAAAGGCTATTGCATCAGTGGCCGCATTACCGGGCCAATAATTGCTCCATGTAGGCTTGCTTGTGGTTGGATCAGTGTAGAAACATCCGTTAAATACGCCAACAATGATATCGCTTGTCGCGCTACCACCGTCTGCTCTGGCGATTCTAGTAACAATACCAGCAGTATTCTGAGTAACAATGTCACCCTGATAAATGTTAGTAGTGTTAGTTGCATCACCAGTCGTTATACGATAACGAGATTGGCCTGAAGAGTTGTAATTACCCTGCAGGTTACGCACATAACGGAGTCCAAAAGGCGCATCTTTATTTGCCATTTGATAGTTCTCCTATATAAACACAATCAAAATTAATCTTTTCCAGAACCACCGAATGTAACTTTGGATTTGCGTTCCCTAGATATAGGCATACGAGGATCACTATCCTTCATGAGATCATTGTCAACAGCAGTCATCTGATGTTCTGTCTGTTTCTTATAATACTCATTTCTTTCGTTTGCCGTTTCCTCCGGTATCTTGGCAAGAATCAATCCACCAACGCCTACAGTGCCAGCATGTTTTCCTTCGTCTATTGTCGGCAAGTCATAGCCTTCAACTTCTGATGGATGTACTGGCTCGTATCCCTCACGGAATCTCATGTGTACATTAGTTTTATCTTCCTCACCTCTGATATGGGTTCTTATCCATCTGTAACGCATACCCGGTGGTGCTTCTGGTGTTTGTAGTACTTGAGGCGGAGTCCATGGCTGTCTGGCTTGTTTAGTTTCCCTGGAACTAGTTTCTCTAGGAGCCCTATTAGAGCCTACAGATTTTTTTCCTGTATCTTTTTTGCTCATGATGCTTGCAACCTCATTTTCTGTTTTGCGTATTCCTTGAACGGTACACCCAGTTTCTTGGCTAATGCCTGTTCACTAGGGGTCAGTTCAACCCTACGATCATTTTGACTGCGTCCATTTCCTGTTGTGCGCGTACCGGAAACTACGGTCTGGACGGGTTTGCCGCTGTTTCCTACGTTATTTTCCGCTTGGAACCTGTTTGGAAGTTCTTCGCGTAATCTGTTGTCAAGTTGAGAATAGTATTCATCAGACTCTACGTCAATACCAGTTTGTGCCAGGTCTTGATGTATTGCCATCGCAACATTAGTCATAATTCTATCTACACCGAACCATTCATTAGTTGCTGCCCATTTCTGTGCTTTTTCAGAAGGCTCTGCATACTGAGGCTGGGCAGGTGATTGAGCATAATCCGGTTTTTGATAATCAGGAATTTCATTCTGAATCTGCCTTTGTGATTGATTGTATGCCTGAAGATCCTTTTCATATTTTTCAAGATCTCTTTTGTATTGATTTAACGCACCTCTGTCAGATTCTGCTCTGGCCAACTGCTGTTGAGCTTCGACCATCAGATCCTGATTGCCTGATTCATATGCAGTTTTAAGTGCTACTTTAGCTGCATCGACTTGTGCTTCAACTCTGCCTTCAAACTCATTGCTGTAGTTTTTTGACAAAGCAAGATTTTCATTAGCAGTATTCTGTGTGCTTAATTGTATTTGAGAAGAAAGTTTTTTGTTTTCTTCCTGCAATTGTTTAGCAAATTGAAGTGCTTGAAGTTCTTTGCGTTGAAATTCTTTAGCCTGTTTAACCGCTTGGTTTATTCGGCCTTGAGCTTTTTTAGCTTCTTTCTCAACTTCAGAAAGTTCTGCATCATCTTCGCCAAGCGCACCTTCTTCAAAGTCATCTTTAACTTTGTCATCTGTGATTGGCTCAACATCCTTTATATCCTCTTCATCAAGATCAATAAAGGTTGATTCCTCCTGAACATCTTCGATTACTTCTCTTTTATGTTCCGGGATTGCTGCTTTTTTGATGTTATCATCGTTTAGATTAGCAAGAGCATCGGTTAAAGTTTCCTGTTCTGACATAATTTACCTCACAAAGCTTTAATATCATCGGGATCTAGAATAGTGCCAATTACTTCATCATCATTAATGATTCGTACTTCAGCATCATCTTCCAGAGAAAAACGAGCGCCTGCATATTTGCCTACCAGCACCCAGTCACCTTTCTTGCACCATGGGACACAAGCGAATTTGCTTTCATCCTGATAGGCAAGAGGTCCGACTTTAAGCACATAAGCAACAACAGTAGCCAGGCTTTCACGATCAGTAGTCTGTTTGGTTAACAGAATACCTGCATCTGTTTTTCCTTTCCCTTTGTAAGGTAATACGAGCAAACGCCATCCCACAGGGTTTGGCATTCTCTCAATCAGAGATTTATCAAGGACAGTCGGGTCCAGTACCTTGCTCTCTTCTGGTACATATGCGTCCGTTACGGACGGTTTTGCGATAGTATCTGTTGCCAGATCACTCATCGAAGTCTCCTTCACTTTGCAGCGCTTTCTTTAGCTCGTCCTGCAGGGTGCGAAGCGCAGACAATTCACCCATGACGAATCGATAATCCTCCATGTCCTTGATATTACCGCTTGAGATATAAGCAACTCTATCTGATTCAAACTGTTTTATCTTTTCATGTATGTAATTTGCTAAGTTTACTGAATCCATTAATTGGTTACGCCACCTCCGGCACCGGGTCTGGGATCTGCCATACCAACTTCATCTTGAGGCATTTCATCTTCACTTCTGTTGGCAATTGGCAATCCACCACCATAATTACCCCACATCGAAGGCATACCTCCG